CCTATTTGTGGCTCTTTTACTTGCTCAAAACCGTGTTTTGCCATGTTATCTAGGTAGAGATTAAACCCATCTTCCCACCAGTAATCGTCTCGTTCAAAGTCGGGTAAATTACAACCAGATAAGCGGTAAAAATCTCTAAATAATGTGTAGCAATCCATTTCACCGTGTTTAAAATCACGCCCAATTAAAAATGGAATCTTCGGAAAAATATGAATTTGCTCATCACAAACTAACCAAAAATCTAACTGGCTATAAAGTTGTGTTTGTAAATCTGCTTGTGATAGTTTTGGTTCGCCTTGTGGGTGTGAGTGGACTAAGGCTAAAACCTCGCCTTTCTCACTTGCCGCAATGTAATCTTCAGGTGATATTTCAAAATGATTTTCCTTATCTTCTGCCATGTTTTCGCAAGGGATAAAGATTTTTTCACTACCTACTAAAACAACAAAACCACAGCTTTCCTGTGGTTCTTTTGATTTTGAATAACTGATGATTTCGTTATGTAATTTGCCGTCCATTGTTACCCCAACTTATCAACGCTAACAAATCCACCATAGTTATGCGTATTGTTTCGCAATTTACATCCAGTCAATAATCCACTGCACTTATCCTTTTTAGGATCTGCTGTTGGTTGGTCTTTTTCATCTGCTACTGCTCTGCCTGTATAGCCGCACTCAACGCTACGATATAACCAACTACAAGTGGAGGTAATCATTCTTGCACCAATTAATGCGTTGTCTGTCTCAGATGGCAAAGCGAGTGTAAACTGGGCAATATCTCGATTTAATGAGGATAATTGCTCAATCACAAAGTAACTTAATGCCTCTTGCGTTGGATCTGCTTTTTTGTTGCCATTTGCAAAATTCACCGCATCAAGATAGTGCATATAGACTAATCTTCGTCTGACAATCCCACCCAAACATTGATCAAAGCGGTTACAAAGTGCGGTAATAAATCCGTTAATATTTCCCAGCGTGAGAGTTGGTCGATTACTTGGGCCATTACCTGACATTTCAAAGCCATCAGCTTTTACAGCAAATGGCTCAAATGTTTTGCCTTGCCATACGATAGATTGTGATTTCTCATTGGTGCCAGCATAAAATCGATATAACTCGCCATTCATGCCGTCATTATCTTTCAATCCTCGCAAATCCACCTCAAACAACTCAATGAGTGCATTTTGTTCGAGTTTGGCTAGGTCAAGTTTGAATTGGTTGCTAATTAATTGTGGCATTTTTACCTCAATAAAAAACCGCCCATAAGAGCGGTTGTTTGTTAATATTGTTGTATCTGTTCGGTATGACAGATTTTGCCGTCACAGTCCTGATTAAGATTTAGGGCGTGCGCCATATACACCACAAATGCACACACAAGCGTAATGATTAATTTGTTCATTTTCTGTTCCTTTTGTCGGATTTTAGGTGTGAGAATCCGCCGCAGGCTTAAAAAAGTGCGGTCGGATTTTGTGGTGTTTTTAGAAATCGATTTTGACAGCTTTCTGGTCAAACTGGCGTAAGTGTTCTAATGCTCGCCAATTTGTCATTGGGTCAATCTCAAACTCTTGTGTAATGCGGTTTAAGATTTTGTTTGTTGAGCGTAGCACGCTTAAATATTCGTAAGCCTGTCCGTAGATTTGCCCGCTCATGTTCGAGCCTAAAACGTTAAAGGCTCTTTCAATGTGTTGGAAAGTGCCGACGCCACGTTTGAAAGCAAACCATAACCAAATAAGCTGTTGGAGTTCGTACTCGGTAAATTCAAAAGAGAATTTCTTTTCACGGCTAGGCAATTCAGCCTCAGTGATTAATTCCCCTTCTAAAATTATTTTGTGAACATACTCTACTGCTTCAGGGAGTTGTTCAAGGGTTAAATCTTCGATTGATTCCACATTAAAGCGTTGGTGGACTAAATGATAGGCATCAGAATAAATTAATCCCTTTTTACTGACTAACATATTTACGGCATTTCGTAATCCTGTGCGATCATCTACCGTGGTTTTACGCTCTGCTTTACCATTAAACCAATAATCATGTAACGCTTGGTAACACTCTTTTTTGTATTTGATTAATGTGTCACGGATTTCTGGGTTACAACGATTAATATCAATACCAAATAGCCAGCCGTTTAGGTATTGAATAGGAAGACATAGCATTTCACGATTTTTCCCATCTTCTGCAACTGTGGTTATGATGACCATAGTTGAGTTTAATACATCATCACGTTTCATTCGAGAATATTGAGATTTCCAATCTAAGCCTATATTTTCGCAGATTGGTTTCATTGCGGTGTAATGTGTACCATTTTGTTTAAATGTAACTAAAGATTGATGATTAAATGAAATTGTTTGGGTTGAGATTTGATTAGACATAACTGTCTCCTACTGTTTCTTCGATATTTTTAAGATGCCTCAAGTTGGGCGCCAAGTGGTTCGAAGGCTGCAGTAAGTCAGCTGGACGTATTCCCCTTTCGGGTATTGTATTAGTCGCCCACTCGGCATAGATAAGATGTGATTATGCGCAATGAATGTTTAATGGCAATAAAACAAACAAGGTTACTAAATTTCACGCATAAAAAAACCGCTATGCTATCGGGAGCGGACTAACCGCTTACTGCTAATAAGGCTTCGACACCTTGAGCAGATAACTATCTGCTTGATAAAAATCATAATGAAAAAGCCCCTTGGGTGTCAAGGGGCTTTTTGTAATTATTCACTTTTAATTTTGGGCGTTCGTCTATGGATTACAACTACTTTACTTTTTTCAGGATTTTTCTGCTCAAGCAATTCAACTTTCTTATATTCAATCTTCGTTTCTCTTGCGAGTGCAATAGCAAAACGATATTCAGCATTGGCTTTGGAATTATGTTCGTTAATTTGATTTAATCTTTCTCTCGCTAGTTGCTTTTCTTCCGCAGTAATTAACCTCACTTTTGAACCATTAACATCTCTGATCCATTTTCTACGAACAAAACGTTTTAAATAGCTAGGTGAATCTAAATAATATCGCATAGCACTTCGAACCACTTTTGATAATTCATCATCACCAAGTACGGCAAGCATATCATCGATAATTGTAGGAACTAATGGTTTAGTATCGAAAAAGACATTTGGAAACCGTTCTTTTAACTTAGCTAAATTTGCTTTGATATTATCTTTTCGACCCATATCTTACCCCATAAAAAAACAGCTTCCATTGGGAAACTTTTTGGTTAAGGTTTCGACACCTTGCTAAAAATAATAATGAAAAATCCCATTGGGTTTCAAGGGGTATTATCTATAATCCAGCTGCTTTAACTAATTCTTTCAATCCATTAATTTCATTTTGGGTGAAAGAATACTCGTTATTACAAATCTTGATGTCAATCTGGTTTGCGTTTGCCAGTTGTTTAAGTTGGGCATTCGTAGGACGATAAATATTTAACTGTAAATAGAAGTCACGCGCCGCTGTTAACCCAGAATTATACGGTTTTAAATTGAATTTTTTACCATCAACTAACCAGTGGGTTTCATCGCATTTTACAGGAGAACGCCCTTTTTTAGTGATAAGCAATTCGTTATATTGTTTCTTATCCTTTATAACGGAGAATTTTTCAGGGACTATAGTCTGAGTATATTGACTATTTACTATTCCAGATACCTGCCATTTGATTTCACGTTTACCGGTGAATTTATCTGTCTTATCAGTAATTTCACCCTTTAAAGCTAATTCGTCTTGTTTTGCCCATTTTTCGCTTAGGCTTTCTTTTTTTTGTTGTTGTACGGCACACCCAGATAAAAACGCAACCATAACTCCAATCAATAATAGTTTTTTCATTTTGATGTTCCTCTCGGTTTAATTGATTTACCAATTCTACGAAACACAAAACATTTATTTAAGTTTTTAATCAAAGTTTTTTCTAATTTTGTGACCTACATCTCAAAACTTTATTAATTTAACCGCACTTTAAGCGTCATAACGTGCGGTTCGAAGGCTGCCAAAAGTCAGCTGGACATATTCCAAAAATAAAAGCCAGAAATAAAAATGTGTATGCAAATTGCATAATTAACTCCTTGAAGAATAGAAAACCCCGAACATTGCGAGTGTTCGAGGTTTGTTTTTTTATCTAAAAACTACACCACTTCTTCAAACTCACAAGTAAATATTGTGTAAACCTTGCCAACTTGACGAGGAAACTTAGGACATATCACTTTCACTAACTCGCCATTAAGTGCAGAATCCCTAAAATAAAATGGGTGAACACCACCGTGTTCTTTCATAAAATTTCTGAATTTCTCTGCTTCTTCGTGTTTGAGTTTGTAGGTGACTGAATATTTGCGAAGCAGCGGATTTAGTCCGTCCACCATCCGCTGTTGATAACCATCGCCAAAATTAATCACTTTTCGTCTAGGTTCTTCCTCTACAGTGTATTTAGGCTGAGGACACCAAGATAATGTTTTTAATGCCATGTTTACTCCTAAGATAACAATCCGCCAGGGCGCATATTCTTCTGCAACATTGTTCCCGCTTCCGCTTGCGCAATTTGTCGCACTAATTCCACGGTGATTTCAAGCTGTCCATTTCTTGATTGTTGGCTTACCGTTGCATCCATCGGTTCACCGTTATTAATCACCTTAACCGCTATATTCCCTGATGATTTAGGTTGATAAGCCATAGTAGGCAATCTTGGTACACCGACTCCACCACCATTAGCAAAACCACGACGCACAGAACCGTAATTAAGATGATCTAAAAAGCCACGACCCAAACGAGCAGTGGCTTCTTTTGTTATGACGTATTCGCCCTTATGTACAATACCAGCTGGCGTATATTTTCCACCTATACCAGTAAATCCCCCTTCATCAAATCCAACAAGTCCACCAGTATATTTTAATTCAGGGACTAAACCGCCTCCAGAGAACCCCATAAATTTGCCAAAAGATGTTCCTCCAAATGCAGCCTTGAGTGATGCAAAAATAATCATTTTTGTCGTCATTTGAACAATATCTTTGATGATTGATTTTGCTAGGGAATTAAAGTCAGCTTTACCCGTCATGATAAAGTCAGTTAAAGCATCAGACATACCATTAAATGCGTTCACGGTAATGTTGCTTATGTTTCCTGCAACATCAGAAACCTGATCTTCAATTGTTTTCATTCCTTGCTGAAAACCAAGAATTGCACTACCACGAGATTCTTCCGTTTGTTGCTGTATAATCCCACGACGCTCTTTAAGTTTGGCAATTTCTTCGTCTAGTTTGGCTATATTCTCCTGCGACATCCCGATTTTTAACCTTGCCGCTTCTAAATCAAGCTGGTGATTGTACTGCATTAGCTCTTGTTCTTGTCGCGTTTTCCCAAGGAGAGTTAATTCAAACTCCATTGCTCGTAGTTTTTCAGAATTATCAAAAGTAAATTGATTAATCGAGACTACTTGCTGTGCAGCATCAATTTGGGCTGCCATATCCTTGAGTTTTGCTAATCCATCAGCACCAAAATGTGCATATTTTTCAGCGTTGGCAGCGATATCTTGTGTAAGTTTGTTTACCTCTTGATATTGGCTTGTTTGGCCGAATAATGCTATATCTTGCGCATTTGCCCGCAGTTCAGACAGGCGTTTTTCCATTTCGCTAACTTGATCTGTGTATTGTTTTACATAGTCAGTTTTAGATCCTTTTGACTCCTTTAGACCTGTCTCTATTTTATTTATTTCGTTTTCTTTGGCGAAATCTTGTTCTAGTTGAGCTTTACCATCTAAAATCTTTTTCAAAGTCTCAACGGATAAACCAACTGCTTTATCTGCCGCATTAGCTGCGGTAATGGTGCCTGTCGCAATGCCAATCAATACTTCATTATATTCAGCACCCTCTTTCCCAAGCAATTCATAGAGACCTGCTAAAACATATGCAGATTTTGCTTGCCCTTGTTGTTTTAACTTAGCGACTTCTAATTTTTGAGCAAGCGTTGTCGATTTGCCATTTAATTTATCAATTGCATCTTTTAAATCCAAAGTTTTATCTGTGGCGTTCTTTGCACCATTTGCCGCTCCAGAGAAACTTTTTGGTAAATTTGCAATAATATTATTCGCAATTCCTGCATCAACACCAAGTAATTTGAATTTTTGTCGAACATCATCAAGACTTTTACCTGAACGCAGCATATTTTCAGCTAGAGGTGTGAGCATTTTTACAAGAGCTTTTTCTGCTAAACCTGCATTTTCTTCGATAGACTTGATTTCGTTTTGTAAGTGCTCCAACTCTTTACTATTAATACCATTATCAACTTGAAAACCATCAAAATTAGCACTAACGTTTTTTGTAGCGATAGTGGCTTTAACTTTTTCGATTTCCTTGTAATATTTATCAATATCTTCGAGTTGCTTTTCTACTTTTAAGGATAATGCAGCTTCACTTAATTCATTGTAACTTTCTGCTAATCCTTGGTTTGCAGTTGTAGTATCAAGTGCCCACTGTCTTGCTTGTGCAGCTTGCGAGCTAAAGAAAATTAATGATGTAGCGGCTATTCCAATTACGCCAGCAGGCCCACCAAGTAAAGCCATTACACTTTGCAAACCTTTTGCCGCCATCGCAGCAATGTTAGTTGCCGTGGCAAGATTTCGTTTTGCAGTAGCTTCAGCTTGTGCAAGTGCAATAATTTGCGCTGACTGCACTTTCATTCTTTCACGCAATGCAAAGCGTGTTTGTTCCGATTGCGCAAGTTGAAATTGTGCGTTTAAGCTTGCCATTTCAACCTGAGCCGCTGTACGCATTGCAGTAGCTTTTGTTGCTATGGCTTTTGCCTCTGCAATATGAGCTAGAGCATTTTTTGTACTAGCATAACCCGTTTTTAATAGTTCCAAGCCGTATTTACTAAGATGACCGATAGCAAGTGCAGCTGTCAGCGATCCAAGACCAATAATTAATTCTTGGAGATGATCGCTAACAAAATCGACCCCAGTAGCTAGTTTTTGTGTAACACCTAACGCACTATTTGCTTCACCTGAAAACTTAGTTATCGATGTCTCTAAATTTGTAAAAGACATTGAAAGCGTTTTAACGCGTTTATTAAAGTCATTATCTACTGTATCTCGTGCTTTTACTAAAGCCTGGATAACAGTGTGAATATCCAATTGCCCTGCTTTAGCTAAGTTTTTCAGCTCACCAGTTGTTACGCCAAGCCCTTTAGCTATTGCGTCAGCAAGTCCTGGAGTTTGCTCAATCACAGAATTAAGCTCATCACCGCGTAATTCCGCACTTCCTAATGCTTGCCCAAATTGCATTAATGCTGCTTCTGCTGCACCTGCACTAGCACCTGAGATTGCAACAGATTTTGCAACAGTCTCAGTTAATTCTGAGACTTGTAATTGAGATAAATTCAATCTATCTGCATTTTGTGCAAAGCGTTGATAGATTTGTGCAGTAGCACCTACAGCTTGATTGGTTTTCAAAGAAATATCAAACACCGATTCTGTCGCAGCCACCATAGCTGTTTGGCTATTTGTTACTAAGCGAATACGGTTTTGTAATTCAGTATAACTATCTGCGTATTTCATCACATCAGAAATACCAGATGATAAATAGGAACCGCCTGAACTTATAATACCGGCCCAAAAAGTACGGCTTGTCGTTTTATTAATTGTATTTGCCGCTTTCTCTATGTTATTCAAATATTGAGTTGTACGCTCTGAGAATTGTTTTGCTTTGGCCTGAGCTTTTGTAAAATTCAATTCAAATTGTTTTGCGAACTTTTGCGTTTGATAGGATGATTTATCAAGCGCCTGATTAAACTGAATTGAGTCTAAACTCAAAAGAATATTTAACGAACCTAAACTTGACATATTCACCTCATAAAAAAAAGCCCGCCGAAGCGAGCTTTTAGAAACTTATAATTTAATTAATAATAACATATTTCACACGATTCTTATCTTGTTCAGCTATCCTTAGTTTATTAATACGGTTATTTTCTTTAATAATAGCTACAACAAGACAAGTTGCGAAAATAGCAACATATACACCAACAAAAGCGAGAACATAAGTAAAATCAACGGCAAATAAAAGGAATAATGTCCCTAATGCAATAAGCAGTATAAAAAAGCATTTTGCTGTAAATTGAATGAAATCACGCAACATACTTACCACCTTCTATAAGTTGAAAGTAACTGTTTTTCCTGTGGGTAATTCAACCGATAAATTTAACACGCCACCCATTGCCTCAATGTAACGTTTAACTGATGATAATTTAATGTCATTACCACGTTTTTCAAGGGCAACAACTGACGGCTGAGAAATACTTAATGCTTCTGCCATTTGCTTTTGTGAAAGCTCTAATTCTTCACGAATACGGTAAAGTTGTAACTCCATTCGCATATCGTCTGCCATAGCTTTCACTTTCGCTTGCTTTTCAGCTGGAAGATTATTCATCAGATCTTTAAATTTCACGCTCATTTTCTTGCTCCTTAGTTAATTCAGAAAGGTAATCATCATAGGTTTGTTCCGCTAGGGCAATCATCTCTTTGTAAAAGAGTTTTTCTTTCTTGCCTTTTTTATCTCCGCCACATAAAACAATCGCTTGTCTGACAGGGTCAAAAATATAAAATAAACGGAATACCGATAATTTAGACTGTACTCGCAATTCTTTTAAATTGGTATATTTAGAGCCTTGCAGCGTATCCGCATAAGGTCTGCTTAATTGTGGACCTTCTGTTGATAATAATTCCAACGCCGCATAGATTTTTAATACGTCATCTTCTGCCAGCGTTTTTAACCAGTTCAAAAGTGGGTCTTGTAAAATTACTTCCCATTCTTGTTTCATACAGCTATTACCTTTCTTATTATTTATATAGATTTTAATCTATATAAAATACAGGAGCAATAGATAATTTAACGATTTGCTAAATAATCAGCCACTCCGTCATCATCTTCATCATCTATTTTTTCTTGGTAAAACGGCATAAAATCAGATAATTCTGGAGCCTTAGATTTAGGGTCTCGATTTATCATAGCAAGCAAATGTGAAACTTGTGCAGTCCGATAATCCTCTCGCCATAATCCAAAAGGCTGTTCCTGATAAAACATTTCGTATTCTTGGAGATGATGCTCTGGCATTTGCTCAATTTCTTCAAGTGTTTTGCCGAGAGAAAGTGAGAGGTTTATTTGGAACTTTCTTCGGCTAGAGAGTTTTTTGGTTCATCTTCCACAATAGCTTGCGTTAATTGCTCAAATACAACCTTGTCTAATTTGGAAAGTGCGGCTAAATCATCAGGGTTATCCACATCAAAAAGATTTTTACCATCTTGATCGCACAACCGCATAGCAAGCGTACGCGTTAATCGATTCGGGTCATAAATTTTAGCAAGTTGCTCAGTAAGGTGTTTTTCATCATTGAAGTTCAATTCAATACCTTGACTCTCTGCAATGCGTACCAATTCTTGTTGTTGCCCATAAAGCACACGATTCATTTCACCAACAGTAATTTCACGTATATAAAAGGTATCGCCATTAATAATGATTGGGGTAATTTTAGGATGATTTGCTAGGAGTTTTTCACGTAGATTCATTATTTTTTATCCTTATTTAATTAAACAATTGAATGAGCTCAATAATTGCTCTTAATAAATCAGCAGATACCCAAAAGAATATAGGTATGGAGAAAGCAAAAGCGATTTGCCAAATTGAATATTTCATAAGCAATTCCTTGATTATCTTTAAAAGAACTTTTAAAATACTTGCATCCACAATGATTCCTTTTTTCGTATTGATGGAATGAAAAACCCCGAGAGTTCGCTGCTTTCGGGGTTTTGGTTTTTATAAAGTGCGGTCAAAATTCACCGCACTTTGCGGCTATGCTGGTAAGTGATAATCGCGTTTTGCTTTTTTAATCGTTACACCAGATTCAAATTTACCTTTTACTTCACCACTGAAATTTGGTGAGGTTTGGATAAATCCTGTGCCGTAAAGAGAGCCTTGATCATTTTTCAATATCATCATCCAAGGGAAGGTTTCTTTAGCATAAAACTTCTTGCGCAAGTCAGCTTGCATTGCGGTACCTGGCGCATAGAAGAATGTTAATTTAATTGAGCCATACTCAATCTCACCTGCTTCTGTTTCAGTACCTTCAGAACACATGGTTGTAATATCTTCTTCACCTAATGTGTCGCCATCACCCTCAATCTGCTTAATCGCACAGAAATTAGATGACCATTTCACGGTAGCAACTTTAGCTGCCGCGTAACTGGAAGGCGCATCTTGGCTTGTCCAATCAACTTCATCTGCAAGTGTAATTAAGTCATTGGCAACGGCTTTTACAGGGTAATATCCATCAAGCGCACCTAAACCAGTTAGCTTAATAAAATCCCCTACTTTGGCACCATGCCCTGCTGATGTAATAGTTGCATTAGGCTTAACCGTTACGGCTGTGACTGCTTTGCCTTCGGTTAGACCAGTGCCTAAATAAAATTTAGTGCCTTGAAAAGGTGTTGTTTGTGTAGGCATATCTAGTCCTCATACTTAATTTGATATTTAAGGTTAGAAACGAACCAAGTGCGATTCGTCGCATCTTGCTCGTATTCGTAGCTAATAAGAGTCATTTCAGAAATATTTTCCGATAATTCATCATTAGATATAGCTACGCTTAATCGCTCTTTGATTTTGTCTGCAATATCATCTAATGCGTCGTCGCCTAAAGCAGTTTTCAGATAAATCGCGATGTTTAAGGCTGCGGTATATTCGTGATGACAGAGATCTACCTCTTCGCACGAAATCTCATCAAGAAAAACTGCAATAGCTGTTTTTTCTTGGTCAATATCAATAAATAAAGGGCGCCCAGAATAAATATTCTCAACACCCTTTATACTGCTTTTGAGCATATCCGACACTTGATGTCGAATCTTCTTATGAATTAGCATTTAATCCTCTATTTTTTAAAAATGTCACTCAACTCTCTTGTCAGTTCGACTCTGATCTGACTTGAATAATCTTTTAACTCATTATGGAAAGCCGTTGTTAATGGTCTAGATAACGGAATCTTAACAACATCAATTGAATACCGCTCTTTACCTTGTCGCTGCATAACGTGTTTACGACCATTTGCTAGAGTTTGAATAAAACCGCGTTGTATTTGATATTTGCCTATTCTGATTTGCCCTTTACTCGCTCGCATGGTTCGTCTAGGGTTTTCCAATAATCGAATTAACGGTAAATTTCTTCTATCAACTCGTATTTTTGCGACTGGTCGATTTGCTGTTGCTTTTTGGGATAATTTAGTTCGCTTGCGGATTAATTTAGCTGGCACATGAATCTCTTTGGATACATTTTTTGTTCCATTTTTGATTGCATTTCTCGCCACCTTATTAATCGCTTTTGCTGCCGCTTTAGGCGCGACTTGATTAGCCAGTTTTCGGATATTAGCTTGTAATGCCGCCATCCCTTCAATTTTCACCGCCATATTTACTCCAATTGCAGCACGATCTTCTTATCTTCAAAGCTAAACCCTCGCACAACATATTCCTCTGTTGAAGAAGTAATGATATCTCCAAGTTTTGGCTTATATCCTGATGCTTTAAAAAGAGTGAGAGTACGCGTCGTGCCATTAATTAAGTAATCATCGGTGTAATTGCCACTCATTAGTTTTGGGCTTTCATCAAGCACAGCTTTGTATTTTTTGCCGTTGATAACATAGACGGACATCATCACATCTGATATGACTTTGTCCGCCTGTGCGAGTGCGTTATCAAACGGACTAAGCGTTGATCTTGACATCTACAGTGCCCATCGATACGCCACTAGCATGCCAAGCAATACCTAAACGCTTGTTACTACCTGCGGTAATGGTTGCACCATCGGTTGCTGACCAGTAAACAATTGCACCTTGTTTAATGTCATCTTCTGCTTTTGCTTTCACCGTAAATACACCTGCAGTTAAGCCAACGCCTGTCTCATTTTGTGCAACATCAGATACTGAGATTGCAGCAAGGTTTTCTAACATTACTACATCACCGCTTTTTACAGCAGCGGTAGCGGTAAAACGCACGGTGTTTCCGTCTTGCATATAGTTTTTAGCCATATTTAATGATCCTTTAATTTTGATAATAAAAAACCGCACTTCGGTTAAAAGTGCGGTCGTTCTTTAGGGCGATTTAAGTTACTTATTGGTAACTTTTACAATGCCACGGTAGTCAATCACGTTAACACCTGCATCAATGCGCACCTTGGTAGATACACCATCAACAGTGAAACCTTGTTGTTGCTCCATGTATGGCGTATCAATGCCGTCAAGATAAGAAACTTCAATCGCTTCTTTGTTGATTAAGTACCAAGATTTTGGATCGGCAACTTGTAAACGTGCGGATTTAACTGTCGGCACAATGTCGCGGATTGGATTGATAATGCCAGAATTAATATCGGCCCCCTCCACACTTGCTGAACCTAGAACTTGTTTAGCACGGGTGTAAAGCGAGGTTGGTAACAACATAAAATCAGGCTCAATCGCTAATGGTTCACCACGAGTATTGACAAATCCATTCATCGTTTGAATTGCTTTATCAATATTGGTTACATCTAATGCGGCATTATCAAATGAGTTCTTGTGCGAGGCATCAAATAATTTTTTGCCATCTTGTGCAATCGCGTTACCTGTTAATAACGCAAACACTAATTTAGCGATGGTTGCACGTGCAGCTTGTCCCATTTTTTCAGGAATTTTTGTCAATAAGTGCATATCGTCATTGATGATTGCTTGACGGGTAATACTAAATAATTGCCCGTAAGTCGCTAATGCAACACTAGCGCCATCATCGCCGATTGTGCCGTAGGTGTACTCTTCCCCCTCACCGACTTGCGGTAAGTAACCAAAATCACCCAAGCCAACACGTTTCGCCGCGCGGAAGTCGGTTAATGTGCCGCGAGAGGTAAATTGATCAAAGTTTTCTGCTGCGGTTTCCCAACCTTTGAGCAAGGATTTGTGCGCCACATCAATTAAGATTTGACCAAAGTCAGAGCTTGAGTGGGTAAACGCCAATCCAACCATGCTCATTGCATTTTGGCCTGCAACACTAATACCACGATCGACCAATGACGCACGAGCAAGTTCGCGCAAGGTCATTGCGTTGTAGGCATTGTCTTTGGCGTCTGCTTTGTCTTTGTCGATACCCGCACGAGCTAACAAAGATTGTTTCACGCTGTCGCCAACGATATTACCATTTCCAGCATATGCGGTAGGCGCTGCACTTGGCGTTGTGCCTGCACCAAGTTTTGCTAATAATTTGTCTTTGGCTTGATCAGGAGTAATTGATAAATCACCCAAACACTCCACCAACAAATCATTGTGCGTAGTACCAAACGGTGCAAATACCGCTTTAATGTCAGCGTTGCGTTTATTTAATTCGGCTTGCA